GCAACTAGATTGTTCACAGAACATTCAACAACTAAACAAGAAAAGATTAATATTCTTAGAAGATTCGACAATGCTGAAACTTTAAAAGAATCTAAAAATCTTTACAGAACACTTAAGTCAGAGTTAGACTCGCCAAAAGCTAGTGAAAATACAATCACAGAATCAGTACAAAGAAGAGTAGAGATTACTCCATCTACTGGATCTGCGGTAAATTTGATTGAATCAAAAACGTATGAAAATCCACAGTTTTTACGAATGAAAGACTTAATGACTAAAATAAAATAAACTTTTTAAAAGTACAGTATATTTATAATATACATAAATAAAAAATAAAGCCAAAAAACAAATAAAAATGGGAGCATTATTAGAATCAGGTCTTGTTGGTAACATTGGGTTAAAACACCTTAAAGTTATCAAAGAAGATACAATTAACAAATGGGATAGATTAGGATTCCTAGAAGGTCTTAAAGGACATTTAAAAGAGAACGTTGCGCAGTTGTATGAAAACCAAGCGTCTCACTTAATTAACGAAGCAACTTCTGAAGGTTCAAACGGAGCTTTCGAAACTGTTGTTTTCCCTATCGTTAGAAGAGTTTTCTCTAAATTATTAGCTAACGATATCGTATCTGTACAAGCTATGAACTTACCAATTGGTAAATTGTTCTACTTTGTACCTAAAATCCAAGGATATGCTACTGACGTAACTACAGGTAACGCAGTTCATTATCCTCCAGTTGGTTCTCCAGAAGCAGTTAACTCTGGTCAAAACAGCCCAGGACAAGGTTATGACTCTGGATACCCTTATGCCAAAAATCTTTATGATTTATTCTACGAAGGTGCTGAACCAGGATTAGATCCAGCTGGTTTATTTGATTATTCTAAAGGTCGTTGGTCAGCTATTACAGCTCCAGCTACAGTTGTTGTTTGGTCAAATGGTAATTTAGCGGATGCAACAGGTACATTGACTGACGCATATGTTGGTAACACAAGAAAAGTTCTTATCAAACTTTGTGGATGGAATAATGTTTTAGGTGCTGGAAAATTAATCGGACCTGATGGTAATGAGATTGATTCTGAAACTTTCCTTTCAGATTTGAAAATTTTACCTAACACTGGTCTTGGATTTGATGCGTCTAACGTATGTCCACTTCCTACTGCATCTACACCACTTTTATTTAGAGTTGTTACTCAAAAATATGGTAAAGGAATTGTTCAATATGGTAGTCAACAAGCAACAAGTTTTGCTGGAACTGGAAATGGTGGATCTTTCTACGATATCTGTGACGCGGATGGTTGTATCTTCTTAGAAGTTGACCTTTCTTGTCCTGCTTGTGCATCTTGTGGTGATACTTCATTAGACGGATACACAGGTTCTTCTATTTCTGCAATTACTTCTGGTACATCATTTACTGCTGTATGGAGAAGATATGAAGAACTAGAATTTGAAGAAAAAATTGGAGAAGTTTCTTTTGATTTAGAGTCTGTAACAGTTTCTGTATCTGAAAGAAAATTAAGAGCACAATGGTCTCCAGAGCTTGCTCAAGACGTTGCTGCATTCCATAACATCGATGCTGAAGCTGAACTTACAGCATTACTTTCTGAGCAAGTTGCTGCTGAAATCGATAGAGAAATCTTGAGAGATTTGAGAAAAGGTGCTGCTTGGAACTTGAGATGGGATTACAACGGATGGAGAAGATTAAGTTTAACAACTTCTTACACTCAAAAAGATTGGAACCAAACTTTGATTACAGCAATCAACCAATTGTCTGCACAAATTCACAAATCAACTTTGAGAGGTGGTGCTAACTGGATTGTTGTATCTTCTGAAGTTTCTGCAATCTTTGATGACTTAGAATACTTCCACGTATCTAACGCGTCTCCTGAGCAAGACCAATACAACATGGGTATTGAAAGAGTTGGTACTTTAGCTGGTCGTTACCAAGTGTATAGAGACCCTTACTTCCCACCAAACACAATTTTGTTGGGTCACAAAGGAACGTCTTTACTTGACACAGGTTACATCTACGCACCGTATGTACCTCTACAATTAACACCTACAATGTATAACCCATTCAACTTTACACCTATCAAAGGTATAATGACTCGTTACGCTAAGAAAATGGTTAACAACCGTTTCTACGCTAGAATCACTGTTGATGGAGTTAGAACATTTGACTTGAGAGAATTAAGATAAGATATCTTAAACGAATAAGAAAAAGGAAACAAGAAATTGTTTCCTTTTTTTATTTTAATCAATTTGGTGTTTACTACGTATTACGTTATGTGATAACACTTACAGTAACTTAGTATTGATAACGTAAATTGAGTGTTTAGGGGTATTAAAAAAGTGGTTTTCCCTACCTATGTATACTATCTATTGTTGTACAAAAAATAAAACAATAGAAATGAAAAACTTAAAAAATTTAATCACAACAACACTAATCAGTTTAGTTACTGTATTATCATTCGCACAAAAAAGTTCTGTATGGGCGACTGTAGAAAATGTAGAACAATTAAATAAAAATCCACAATTTGTATCAATTGCATCGGAACAACACGTAAGCTTAACTTACTACAAAGCCTTCGCTTCTTCAAAACAAGAAAAATTACAAAATGTATATGAATTTACTTGTGATGATTGTGATGCAACAGATTTGTACGTTGCATTAAGTAGAGTAAATTGTTTAAAAGGAGTTGAGTATGGTCCTACATATGAAACATTAGAGGTGCCAAACGATTATAGTTTAGTTTCTACAACAAATTGGGCTTTAGATTTAATTGGAGCTGAAAATGCTTGGGTTTACACAACAGGAGACTCAACAATAAATGTGGCAGTATCTGATCAAAACTTCTATACAAACCACGAAGAATTAATAGGTAAAATCAATTATTATGACAACACAAACACAGCAACTCGTACACATGGTACGGCCGTGGCAACAATAGTTGCAGGAAACACAAATAACTCAATAGGTTTATCATCAATTGGGTACAACACAACACTTAGTCTTTATAGAATGAATTATAACGATATGTTAATTGCATCTTATAGTGGGGCTAAAGTAATTAACTTATCTTGGGCTTCTGGATGTTCTTTTAACACATATGCACAACAAGCGATTGATGAGGTATATAATAATGGTACGTTCATCGTGGCATCGGCTGGAAATGGTACAACTTGTGGAAGTCCTAACGCGCTTGTTTATCCCGCATCATATAATCACGTATTTGCCGTTACAAGTGTTGGTTCACAAGATAATATAGAAAGAACAATTGGTAACCCTAATACAAGACACCAAACAAATTCTTCAGTTGATATTTGTGCTCCAGGACACAACGTACCTTTAACAGCAGCACCAGGATGGTATTTAAATTCATCTGGTACTTCATTTGCGGCACCATATGTAACTGGAACTGTAGCTCTTATGTTGGCGGTTAAACCAGATTTAACAAATATTGAAATAGACTCAATTTTAAAATTATCCGCAAAAAACATTGATACATTAAATCCAAGTTATGTAGGAAAAATTGGTGCTGGAAGATTAAATTCCGGACTTGCCGTACAAACTGTATGGGAGATGATTCAAGAAGTTGAGGATGGAAATAACGGTCACGGAAATGACGCTGACGGTGTTGATGGTTCTAATCCCGGACAATGTGGTGGAAACAACGGTAATCAAGGTGGAAATGGAAATCACTTTGGTTGGGATAATAAAGATAAAATAACATTGGGTGACGACATATCAAATATGATTGTAATGGATATCAATGGTAGAACTACAAGTTTAGATAACGCACTTCCTGGATACTACTTTGTTGTAAACAATGGAATTATAACTAAAAAAATATACAAAAATTAATATGAAAAAATTTATAGAAGAAACAAAATTGTTTTCGTTAGTTTTTGTAACAATGTTTTCAATAACAACAGTATTAAAAATAATCATCATAGGAGTGTAAATATAAACGATTTCCCCAAGAATATTCATTTACACATTAAAATGGTTGATTTATAATGATTTCCCTATATTTATTATATGGGGAAATCTTATTTTTTAAAAAACAATTTTAATGAAAAAACTATTTTTTGTTCTAACACTTCTAATTTCTTTGGGGGTAAAATCACAATGTAATCAATATTTAATTTACGAAAGTTTTACAAGCACATTAACAACACAAGGAGGTACTTGGGGGGTTAATTCTATACTCGC